ATAATAGAATTGAAACTTTGGAGGGTAAATAATGGGAGATTTAATTGGTAAAAATATAAATGCAACCTATCAAGGTCTATTAAAAACTACAACCAATGGTGGTTTAGTAGGTGACGTAATCACCGATGGTCTTGGTCAACCATCTGCTTTAACTTTAGGTAGAAACTCAAACGGCTCATCATTTGATGGAGCGTTAAATGTAGCCGGTAATATCTCATCCGACAAAAACATTATTTCTAATATTAATTTAACTGTTAAAAATAACGCAACTATTGATAATAATTTAACAGTTAGTGGTAGTACAAATTTACAGCATATTGACGCTACAACATTTAATTTCGCTGGTGCTGGTAACTTCGGCAGTGCTATAACCTTTGGAAATACTATATCAGTTCAAGGAATATCTACATTTGGGTCAACTATTAATGTAACTGGTGATATTACAGCTACACAAGATTTAACAATTGGTGGCACTCTTAGAGCTACTGGTGACCTTATAGCTTTTTCATCCTCAGATAGTAGATTAAAAGACAATCTAAAACCAATAGATTCACAAAATTACGTTAGTAATTTAACTGGTTTTGAATTTGATTGGAATGAAAGATCGAAAAGATCAGGTAAAGGTAAAGGCATTATTGCCCAAGACTTATATAAAATTGATAAAAGTTTAGTTCATGAAACTAAAGAGGGTTACCTATCAGTAGATTATATTGGTTTAATACCAGTTTTAATTGAAGAGGTAAAAAGGCTTAGTAAAGAAATAGAAGAACTTAAAAAGTTATAATTTTTATTAATTAACAGTAGGTTCAAAATACCTAAATGAACCGAATCCTGATGTACCAACTAGTTGATTATTTTCTGCAGATAAGGTTGATAAGATTAATTCACCACCCGATAGCCTACCGTAAATAAATGTACTGCTAGTCTTTATATTTTCTATTATATCAAAATTTTTATCTGGTGAAGTGAAGAAAAAACTTTTATTTTCATATTGAAAGTTTTTATTATTTAGATATTCACTCTCTAGTTGCAAAGGAGATTTATTACCATCGACACTAAGTTTTATTTTATAATCATTAGCAGATAAAACTTTTGATGTATTTAAACTATTAAATCTAGTTATATAAAATGGCACAGTACCTTCACTTTCAAATTGATGGTTACCATCTTGAGTTAGAAATATTTTATCCGGTACAGGGTCATTAACATTTATAACATAATTTTTTATTGCTTTGAAAAAATACCCACTACTATTAGTAACAACTAAAGTTACTGGATAATTACCTGGCACTGAATATCTATGAAAGGCAGATAAATCATTTTCTACTATAGTACCGTCTCCAAAATCAATAAAAAACTCAGTATCTGATATACCGGTTGGAGCAATTGTAAAGTTTGATACAGCATATATACCACCTAAATTGCCAGTATATATATTATTTGCACTTGCAGGTTTCGTATCAGATATAACTTTTTCGAATTTAGTATTGTATATATCGTACGATATATTAGCTACTGATAATGTTGAATAATCTGTATTAAAACTGTACGACATACTAAGTGTTCTCCACTATAATATTAGATAAAATAGATTTACCAGATAGATATGGGTATTTAAAGGCTGGTAATTTTAAATCATTACTTAAAATACTAATATCATTATCTGGGTATATTGGATTGTATACTAATAAACTCAACCCATCTATTTCATTTAAAATAACACCATTTTGTATTCTTCTAGATTTAATTTCTTCAACACCACCAATTTCAAAAATTTGATTGGTTAAACTATTTAAACTTACAAGATCCCCTAGATTTAAATTATCGAAATAATTAATAAAAATATTATTAATTCTTTCTTTCATTGCTTCTGTACTTGCATTACTTAAAACGTTTCTTTTTATTACTAGAAATGATTCATTAGCGATATCCTTGGTAAGTGTTTCATTATCCGTCGTTCGAATACCTAGACTAAAAGAAGTATATACCGGGTCAACAGGTACAACATTAATATTAGCCTGTTGCTGTTCTTTAAATGAATTTATAATAGATGTTTTCTGTGATGTTGAAACGTAATTTAAATTATCGTTAATATCAACATTACTAAATTTAGAAACCAAAAATAGGTATATATTATTAGCTTGATTTATTGAATTAAAATTAACTTGGTTAAATAAAACTCTACTATCATCATTCGGTTTATTTAAACCTATATTTAAAAAGTAATTTAAATATGAATTTACATACTCATTATTATTAACAACACTAAAAGATTTTAGAATTTGTGAAAAGTTAGTTTGAAGATAATCATTATAATCCTGTAAAGTAATTATTCTATTTTGAAGTTGGAAGTTTTTAGATGCATTGTTTCTAATACTCTCTATATCTTCCTTATCAACTGGATCAGTCGACTGTAAGGTATTAGAAAAATTTAAATTTTGTATTTGTGTTTGTGTTAAAAAATTAAACGTTGTATTAAAAATACTATTACTAATTCGTTCAAATCGAGGGGTAACATATAACCTAAGTTTATTACCATTTAACACACCTGGTGATAAAACTCCTGCATCTCCTGAACTTTGAATATAATAAATTAAAATACTATCACCCGCATTGAGTTTTTTACCGAAAACTCCATTACCAAATTTAAATTCATATAAGTTATTTTCATTTAATCTTTTTTCATAAACATTAGAATCTGATCCTTCTAGAAATAAACTAGTCGTTTCTTTAAACTGGGTTATAACACCGGTATCAGCATCTTGTATATATATGTCAATTGAATCACTATCAATATTAACATCTAAATTATCGTCTTCACTTCTAACTGATAAGATAACTTTTTCAAAATCTTCACCTAAAGCAAAAACTTCAGGATATTCAAAATATTGTCCTTCTTTTAAAATATTTTCACTAGAGAAATTTGTTAATGCTTGGTCACCTAAAACTGTTTTATTAAAAGTACTATCTTCGGTAAATGAATAATAATTACCACCAGCATTAAAATAGCTATATCGTTTAATAGTATATGCATCTATTGGCAATTGACTGGTAGCTGTCATATTAAATGAGAGTAAAGACGTTTGATACCCTTTTGGTTTATAATCAATTAATTTAACTATTCTATTCATGTTCTCATAGATACTGGTATCTGTAAACATCGATTCTGCAGAAGTTTGATTTAGATAGAATAATAGTAAATGGTAACTATATGCAATAACATCTATTATGGATGACATATTACTACCTTCGAAGTTTTGGTCAGTGTAGACTTCGCCTTGGTTGAGTCTTGTTTGAATCAATTCTTTTAAAGATTTCGCATCAAAAGCAGTATATTCATCTCTCGATAAATTGAAATCAGTTAAGTTATTATTTGCCATAAATATATTTAATTAGTAACTATAAAAACCAGATTTGTTTAACCTACCTTTTAAGTTAAAACGATTACTATTAAACTCAGGTACTGTAATTTGTAAATTAAGTTCGTATTCTTGTCGTTCAATATCAGCAATTACTTCTACTAAATTTATATTTATTCTAGGTTCAAACCCAACCAATGAATTTGTAATTGTTTCACCAATAGTGGTACCTCTTGCTTTCGATACAGGCAAGAATAATAAATCTCCAAAATTCATACCAAACTCAGGATTTAAAATTTTTTGACCGGGAAAGGTTGTAATAAGATTTATTAATGAGTTTTTTACAGCTTCAAAATTAGTTGATGTATTTAAATCTTTTAAATTTTTTGGACTCGTAGCTTGACTACCTTTAACTATACCCGTCTCCATATTTAAAGAAAGATCTCTATATATTACATTTTCAGTTTGATCTCTTAAAGGTTCTAAAATATTTAAATTTATAGGCATAATTATATTTAATTAGATTATGAATATATATGACTTGTTGGTTTCATAGAAGTTAAACCTTCAGATGTACCATCTCCCCAATTATCAATACTAATTTCTTCAGTAAATCTACCAGTCAATGCAACTGTCGCACCTGGTATAATATTATTATATGAAAGTATTGCTGGACTTAAACCCGGTGAAAATGGCGCTGTAATAGAAGATGTTGTTGTGGTATCAATATAATTGTAAATTGTATTATCGTTATCTACTATATTACATATGTAATTACCTGAATTCGTTTTTTGACCATTTAATGTTTTAAAATTTAATTTATTTAAATCTGCAATTATTTTAAATAGATTTAAATTAACAGTAGCTGTTTTACCGTTTTCATAATAGAATATTATCGAACCTATTGAAGAAATACTATTATTGAAAGACGTATACTTATGTGAGAAATTATCTAATTTTAAAATACCTGAAGATAAATAATTAGAAAATTTAGTCTCTGAAGTACCATCACCGTAATTAATATTTGCTTTATATAAGCTAAGATCTCCTGAATTTTGCACCACGTTATCTAAAATAAAGTTAGCATTAACTATACCAGAATATGTAAATGTTAAGGTTGTGCTTGTATTGGTACTAGGAAATGCAATAACTGGCAAAGTGATATCATTATTACCTCCAAATAAACTAATACTAGCGGGGTCGCGACTTTTTAATATTACTTTTTCATTTTCTAAAGGTATTATATTATCATTATAATTAGTGTATAATATATTTTGTATTTTTTGTATTTTATTATTTACAATTTTAAAATTAAAATAATGTACAACTAAATTACGTGTCGCATCAAACAGGTCTTGGCGTTCAAATGTAGTAGTCAATATGAATGAATTATCATAACTATTAAAGGTAAGGTTACTATTAGATATACCTTTAATATTAATTTGATTATCAAATGTAAAAGCTTCTTTAAAATAACTCGAAGTTTCACTATTTCTTGTACTTACTTCTTCTATAGTATTTTTATTGGTATCATACTTAAATAATTCGAAATAAAAACTATTATCTAATGGGTAATTAAAATTATTAAGATTTATATTAAATTTATAAATTGAATTATTATGATAACAATCAGGGGTTATAAATGATATATTTGTATTATCCTTTTTAATTACTAACGGAGATGATGCTTGCTCAATATATTTACCATCATATTTAAACGTATCTATTATAGAAAAAGAACTTAGATCAATACTAATAGTGTTTTCGTAAACGTTTATATCAGTAATGTTATTATTTAAAATTTCATTATATAATTGCGGGTTAAATTTAAATTTTTCATATATTAAATTAAAATTAGAGGCAGTTAAAGGTAGTAATGAATTTGTAGTAACATCTTTAACAAATATTTCCTTAAATGAATACAATTTATCTGATAAACCTGATAAACCTTCAATATAACCATATCTATTTTCAGATATATCTACAGTATTACCAGACTGTAAATCTTGTGTATCTTTCACTGATATATCTGAAGTATTTTTTATAACCCCTTTGTTTGGTATTATTTGTATATATTCATTACCATATATATCAGTTTCAATTTTATCTACCGAACCATAGTTTGTTAAATCGGTAATTGAATCTGGAAAAGTACCATCATTAGTAATATTAATTCGTCTATTTTGTACAGATTGATAGGAATGAAAATAATGATTTCTTTCATTTGCTTTTACTGTTTTTCTAGAAGAGGATGATGAAATATTTTTATATGAATTATTATCAAAGAAAAAGTTAAAAGGGTTATCTCTCTTTGTATTGCTTAGGTTAACAATATCACCGTATTGATTGGGATCCGGAAAAACATAAACAAAATTATCTTTTAGCTCTTTTTTAAGCTTAATTATATATTCCCCATCTACTCTTAATATTGAAAATTTTGTAGGATTAAAAAATAGTCCTATACCTCTTTCATATTTTGAAGGTAATATTTCTTTTGCCAAAGTTGATGGAAAATTAATATTAAATAAATTATTTGCTTTGTTTTTTGCTTCAAATAATTTACCTGAAACATAATCAGTTTCAGTAGTACTTAAATAAAAATAATCTGTACCAACTAAATGCTCTGCTAATTCAGCTTCATATAAAACTCTATAGGTATCAGTACGATTAGTAATTTTGTAGTCAATAAAATCATCACGGTGTAAAAAATTAGAATTTACTTCGTTGAATTCAACGATTAATTTATATGGATTAAGCTCCGTTATAGTAATATTATTATCATTTAATACATCAATTAAAGCTTGATCAAAATCTATAAATGCATTAGTATTTATATCATTAGTTAGATATGTTTCATTTGCAGGTACTGATGCTGGGTTTACATCAAAATAATTATTATAATCATCAAAACCTAACTCCATATCTATTCTTAAGGACGACAATGAAACTACATCCCCGGTATAGTCAGGACTATTAAAATAATTAACTATATTATTTTTAATTTGATCTCTTACACTAAGGTTACTACCCTTGCCTTGTTTTTCTCTTAACTCTCTTTGAAAAGTGTTTCTTTTTTCCCTATAATAATTTAAAATTTCAACTATTTTATTTCTATAAAATGGAATCATTTTAGTTAATGAATCGTTATCATCTAAATCTACTGTATTAAAAAATCTTCTTTGCTCTTGTGTGGAATATTTTAAAGTTAAATCATTAAAAAAATTCAAATATATAGCTTTAATGTTTAAAGAATTATTTTTATTATTAATAAAATCCGTTTGTTCCCATTTTTCTAAATATTTTTTATATTGAGTAAAATTTTGTGAATCATTATTATCAATAACCTTTACATAATTAAGATATTCAATAAATGTAAATGGTTTATCTACATCGTATTTTCTATCAGTTATAGTATTGGTAATACTGTTATTAACTTTATATTCTCTAAATTTAATCATTTTATAATATTTAATATTAATTTATTATCACGGTGCTTATGGTCGGAAATCAGTAGATTGTGCACCTCCTGTTATTGGCCCTGTATAGGTCGTAGTAGTCGCTGCTGTTGGTGTAGCTGCTTGATTAGTTGCCTCTTGAACTTCCACTGCAATACCTGATTTCAAGGTATTAAACTGAGGTGAAGCAACAACTCTACTCTCACCATTAATACCTTGATTTTTTGCAGAGTTACGAGTACTTTCATTTGAGTCAGTTAATGTTAAAGGTAGATTTTCAAATGTATGGGTATGTGGGTATGTTGTAAGAGTATCGGGTTGAGGTATACCTCCAATAGTGCCTCCAAAAACAGATACTATAGAACCTGGATAAGAACCACCACCGGGTATAATAGCCCAACCTATAACAGCATTTTGAACTGTTTGACCTAATGTTTGAGATGTATTCGTTACTTGAGTTTCACTCGGAGCGGTAACATGTTGTAAATATGTCTCACCTTCAACTGATAGACCACCTCCAATAACAACATTATTTTTTACCCCTAAACTACTATCTATTAATACCTGTCTTTGTCTTTTATTCCGGAGTCTTAAAATTTCTGCACTTATATTGACAACTTTACCGTCAATATTTATTTCATTTTCTGAACCAATATTAACTTGTTGACCCGCAACATTAGTAATGCTACCAGATATATTAGTCGGACCATAAGATTTTAAATTTATACCACCGGCGCCGACCATTACATTATACCTATTATTAACGTTTAAATTATATGTACCTCCAGGTAAATCTTGAACATCAACATATTCTAATAGTGGTCCGGAGTCACTATTAACATAAGTAGCTTCGCTACCTACCAAAACTTCATTAGATAATAATTTACCGATAGGATCTAATCTAATACTACCGTAATCATTCATAACAGTTCCAATATTTTCTAATTTATTTTTACTAATTTCAATTATTTCACTACCACCAAGTCCGAAATCTCTTTCTTTTATCATTAAGTCAGCTTGAATTTTTAGTATATCTTCACTTAAATTTTTATCTTCCGGTGCCCATGAACCACCTTCTGTCGATGGGCTTTTACCACTACCATTGGCAAAACCTTTACCTGCCTCACCAGGCCAATCTGCATTATTAGTACCTAATATATTTTCAGCAGGGTCTTTTTGTAGTGAATTAGCCTGGGTCTGTATTTTAAATAAGTTCATATCAAATAGAGGTGCACCTCCACCACCTGATGCTACCGTAGCACTTGATATATTTAAATTTGGAAAAGGTGTACTATCAAATGTATTTTCATTATTGACTGCCAGATATCGATTAGCTTTAGTTACTATAAAATCTGCAAAAGTACCTGATCTTCTTTGATCTATACTATTAACCTTTAAAATAATATCACCATTAGATTTAACATTATTATTGTTAGCTCGTTTAATATCAAATAATTGTTTTTGATCTTGTATAGTTGCGTATGCTTGTTTCCAATCATCGAAAAATGATTCATTTAAATTAC